AGGCTCCAATCAGTGAGTTTCAGGGATTATATAGTCGTGAGCCTGCTCGGGTCTACGGACTTTGACGTATCGATCAGTTTGTAATAGGCGGGCGTGAAGTGCAGTCCATCTCCCGTAGGCGCTCCAAGCCCGGCATCGCGGGATTACGTGATGGCGTTCCTTGTATCCCGTCAGAGTGCGGTTGCATGCGCGCTCGATAAGCCGCGTGTAGATGGCGCTGTAATCCATTTGGTAACTCTCACGTAGTTGTATTTTTGGAAGCTATCCGATGACGTGAGCATCAGAAGGACTGGCCGGTCCGTTCACTTCCACAATAGATACTACACAAAAACAAAACCCTCCGCAACTTCCGTTGCGGAGGGTTTTCACGTCTTGGCCGAGGTTAGCCCAAGAGCGTGGCGATATGCTCGGACTTAATTACAGCCGTGCCGTACGAAATCGAAATTTCATACAAAACCTGCCTATACTGCTTGTAGAGAGCAACATCAAAAGCTAGACCTGAGCGCGGATCTATGATAGTCGTCCGATCCTCGGCCATATCGCCTTCAACCGGCAGCGCGGGCGCGCGGCAGACTGCGACGATTGCGTTACGGTGGTAGCCCAGGTTCGGCGCGTAGTTGTTGCCGATGGTCATGGCCGTGCTCGGAGCCAGCGTCGTCTGCAGGCCCGGCTTGTTGATCACCAGCGTGCCCGGAGCCGCGATTCCCGCTGCCACCACGTAGATGTTCGGGTCGCCCGCGAACGTCACGCAGTCGCCTGCGACCGCCGTGCCCGAACCTGTGATCAGCGGAATCGAGGTAGCTCCTGCCGCCACCGAACCGTTGGTCACGTAACCCGTGCCCGTGCCCTTGGTGGTCGAATTGATCTGCGCCGATTCGCGGATTTCAAAACCGTGAACGTCGAGCAACACGCCTTGACGCAGCAGCGAGTTGTCGGCCGCTTCGTTGGCCTTCGTCAACTGGGTGAGCGTGCGCATTTTTGCGCCAGCGGTCGTGTTCATCGTCAGATGAATGTCCGAGAGCGGCGCGCCGTTATCCGACAAGATCTTGCGGATGTTGGCGGTCGCCGACAGGTCGGAGCCAAACGGCGTGGTGCCAGCGGTGCCGTAAGCACGCGAGGCTCCCTGGAACGCGGTCTGGCCGACCAGCAACTCGATGCCGTTGGTGAGCGTGCGGATCGCTTGCGTCATCTGGTCATTCTTGATGCCAGCGTAACCGGGACCGCTGTTGATACCCTTTTGCTCTTCACCGTTCCAGCGGAACGCCACAGCTTGCGAGGCGGTGATGGTGATGGGCGTGTTGCCTATGATCTGGTCACCGGTGTTCGGTGCCGTCACGCCCGGAGTCACCGAGTAGGCGGCGGATGCTGGCGTGATCGGCACGAGGATCTGTTGACCCACTGCAGCCCGGTCTGCACTTGCATCGATCGCGATGGAGGGCAAGAAGCCCACCAATTCTCGGGACACTACGTCCAGAGACTCGTACAGCGACGGGATAAGGGATGTAAGCGTATTTGCCACAGTGGTCGATCCTTTTTAAGATTTAGTCGATGATCCCGTTCCCGGCTCTTGCGTGCGCCGACTTTGCAGCCGGTGGCAGTGCTTCGAACTCGGCTCGGGTAATGCTCTTACTGTTACCGCTGGTGCGACTTGCTGACGCGGACGCCCCCGATCCGCTTGCTCCCGAAGACTTCAGGATGTGGTCTCGGTTTGCATACCCCTCGACCAAAATGCCCAGTGCTTCATCAAAATCTGCTGCCTCGCCGGGACGAGCCCGCGAGTAAATCTGGTTGCCTGACGCGTCAACGGCCACGAGCTTGCCGTCTTCGACCTTGAACGAGTTGCCGAACTTCGCTTGCACCAGATCCTGGGGAATCGCCAAATTCTCGGCGATGAACTTGGACCGTGCGAAGCTGCCGCCGATGATCTCGTTATTCAGGTGGCCGCTCAGCGCTTCCTTCTCGGCTTTGAGCTTGCCTTCCTTCGCGCCAAATTCAGCTTGCAGCGCCGTGAGCCGTGCTGCATATTCTTTTTCAGCCGCTGACCGGACTTCATCCAGTCGCCCGCTTTCAATGAGCTTGCCGTCGTCGATGTCCTTCGCGCGGTTGATCGCCTTCCTTGCAGCTTCCGGGTCCAGTCCTTCGAACACCCTCATCTGCTCGGCGAGCGTGCGGCCGTTGGCTTCTGCTGCTTCCTTCGCTTCGCGGTGGCCTTTGGCTTCACCGTTCAGGCGCGAGATCGTAGCTACCGTGCCTGCTGCGTCAAACGGAATTTCTTTTCCGTCGTCGTGCACATAAACCGGCTTGCCGTCTACCATAACCACATTACCGTTTTCGTCGAGCTTGAGCTTCATTTAGAGCTTCCTTAGCGGCCATCCGGCCTTTAAGTCTTGGGCAATCCTGCCCGGTACGCCTTCGTGCTTCCGCACTCCAGCAATTTCGCGCATCATATCAAATATCTTGTAATCAGTTGTATCTTTCTCTTAAATCAGCTAGAGACAACTGCTTTCCTGTCTTGCCCACCAAATCCCTCAGCGTGATGCTGCCGCGTCTATACAGCGCCGCGCGGCCTTTTCCCAGCAATTCGTCCTGCTGGTCTGCGCTCTTTGAGTCTAGCCATTTTTCAGCAGACAAGCCACCTGAAGGTTTTTGGCCGTCGATGATCGGGGATGTAATGCAGCGGCAAGAGAAGTGAAAGGGCGGGCCGCCATTGAACGGCAGCGTCGTGTCGCCCGTTGGGTTCCCGTCGCCGTCGTAGGTCGAGCCGTCGTAGGCCAAGCACTGCGCGCACGTGCGCGAGTCAAGCGTCGCGACTATCTCGACGCCTGCCGTGTTGTTCAGGCTCAGCACCGCGTTGCGTGCGTCCATTGCGACGCGCTGGACGGCGGTGTGCGTGAGGTTCTGGGCGTTGCGCTGCGCGGCGGCGAGCGGAACCGCGATGGCTTGTGCGATTGCTTCTGCGTCGAGCTTTTTGTGCGCGCTCTCGCGGATCGTGTTGCTCACCTTGAACGCTGTGTCTTTCGCCTGGGCGTCCCACCAGCGCTCCAGCGGTCGGCCTGCGACGGCTGGAGTAACTGTCAAAGTCGGGGTGAGCAGCGCTGCCTTGGTCGTAGCGTTCACCGTGCTCACCACAAACTGCGCCTCGATCGCCGCCAGTTCCTTGATCGATGCGGTGGATGTGGCGCTAATCGCCGCATAGGCTGCGGAGATTAGGGTTTTGACGTGGGCGATCAGCACGCGCACCTCGGCCGGGCGCGAGAAGTCGACCGCGAGCAAGAGAGCCGCGATTGCCTCAGCCAGTCTCTTCAGCCGGTCGTGCGCGTCTTGGTTCACGCCGTCGGCCACTTGCGCCAAACGCACGCCGTGGTCGACGAACTGTGAGGCGAGGCTAGCCATTCAACTGCCCAGCCACCGAACTCGACGGCGTCTGCACGTTGCCCACCTGCTGCGGCGCGGGGCCAACAGGCGCGGGCGGCGGCTGGGACTGAATGCGTTCCTGCTCCTCCTCCCACGTGCGGTCGGTGTCGAGCACGTCGCGGCGCTGCATCTCCTCATAAAACGTCTGGTGAGACAAGACGCCAGCAGTAGCCGCCGAAAACAGCAGCGCTTCTTGTACCGCGTCGTCGGCGGCGAGCAAGAAGTCTTTGTACACCGTGATCGTGCCCAGCACCGCGCTGACATTGCCCCACTGCGCCATGACAGCGACGATCTGGTCGAGCACGTCCTCAAAAATACCGGTGAGAGACTGCAACTCCGAGCGCTGCTGGCTCGTGTCCAGAGTCGCTTGCGTGGCGGTCGCCTGTCCCGGCTTTTTCACCAGCAACTCGGCACCCAGCAGGCGCATTTGCTCTTCGAGCGCAGCGATTGCAGCGGCTCCCGAGGCGACGGCCTTGCCTGAGTGCTCGGTGAAGTGCGCGCTGGAACCAGCCGGGAGCTTCAGCGCGGTCTTGGCACCGACGACTACCGGCGCGCTGCCTTCCTCATTGCTCTCGATGCCGATCAATGTCAAGATCGGCACGCTCGCTGTGTGCAGCACCGAGTACATGTCAGACGTCGCCTGCCAGTGCTTAATATTCAGGTCTGCGATGTCGATGAGCAGCGGCTCGGCGGTCATGAAGCCCGTTCTGTTGGCGTAGAACGTGATCAGCGAGATCGACTTGGAGCTAGTCGTGCCCTGCTGGTAGAGTTCCCAATCGAGCGTTTTTACGTTCTGGCGGTAGGTCTGCCACGCGCCGGGCGTGAGCACGCGCACCTGCTCGACGGTTTTGGTTGCAAACGGGCCGTTCGCCTCTTCCACGCATTCGAGGATGCGCAGTTGCGTGAGGACTTCGACGCCCGTTGATTTGTCGACTCGCCAGCCTAGCACCGTGTCGGCTCTCACGTGGATCAGGTACGGGCGCGCTTTGGCAGCCTTCTCTTGCGCGACGGTGACGATGCCCTCGGTCGTCGGATAGTCCACCAGCACGTGCGTCAGGCCGTAGGCGAGCGACGTCGTGAACAGTTCCTGGGCAAACACGTGAAAGCTGCGCCCCGTCAGATCAATGTTAGGGAACCAGCTTACGATGTCGGGCGGCATGTCGGCCGACCAGCCCAGAGGCCGCGTGAAGGGCTTGCCGCCCAAGCCCGCGACCGTGTGGCCGAATGCGTTGAACAGGACGGATGACTTGAGGCGCGCTTGGTAGTCGGCCGGGCTCTCGTTGGTCCACTTGGGTAGGTAAAGCTGCGCGGCTGCGCGCATGGCTTTCGTGCCGCCCAGGAGCGTCGTTACCTTGGTCCAGTTTTCCTGCATGTCCTGCACGGCGGCGGATGGCGTGCGCACGTCGTTGACCGAGCCCTCGTCGCCGGGGAGGGTGATCACGGGCGGCGTCTGGCCTTCTTGGTACGTCTGCGTGTTCAGGAGCATGTCGGGTCCGTGTAATTTGCGCGATTATAGTTCAGATGTGGAGTTCCGAGGTCTGGAGGAGGCGCTTTTTGGCGCTCACTCGGTAGCGGATCACGTCGGCCAGATGGTCCTCGGCGTCAGTGTCAAGATCGCCGTCCTTGGTCTCATCGCGCGGCAGCACCGGGATGGTTCGGATGACGTGTCGGCAGGTCGTAAATATGTACAACCCTGGCAACTCATTGCCCATGGACTGCTTGAGCATTTTCCGCATCAGATCCCACCCGTTTTTTCGTGACCCGGGTGATTTGTCAGAGCGCGTCCAGCGGATGTAGTGCGGAGCCTTCGCCATGTCGTCTGCGATACACATCCCGTTCTGCGTGTCAAAAATCGAGTTGTCCGCTGGTCCCGGCTTCACAAGGCGGCCGAACTCCAGGTCGCGCGCGCGGATGTTGCGAGCGATCTCAGTGGCATGCAGCCGCAAGCCTTCGTTTGGCTTTCCGTTAGTGCCGTAATACTCGCTGACGATGAAGATCGACCCTCTAGGGAACGTGCGCTCGGTGCCGTCAGCCAGTGTTACTGTTGACCCGTCCGATTCCGCAAACCACAGGGTCGCGAATGGGCGGCTTGACCCCCAGTCGAATGCCCTGTCTAACGTCCACTGCTTGGGCAATTCGAAAGGCTCAAGCTGCTGGGTCTTTGCATCCCACACGTCGTCAAACATGCCCCCTGAGACTATATTCCAATCCCCGTCACGGAGGGCTTTGATGAGCATGGCGTTGCCTAACCCGGCAAGTCTGTCCTCGTAGTCGGGGTCAGTCTCAAGCAGGGTCGGGTTATCGTCGAGCCTAGCGGGTATGAATTGTCGCATCATTCCGCCCTCGGCCTTCGACTGCCGGACAATCTCCATTGGTTCGGCTGGGTCGATGAACGACGCCTTGATCCAGCCGTGCCCGATTGACCCTGGATTTGATCCAATCAGGATGCGGGGGAACATTCCCGCGTATTTCTCGGGGATTTTTAGAGCGCCCAGGCGTAACCGCCCGCGCAGGAAGCGGTAGATCGTTTCGGTAAAGTGTGTGCCCTCGTCGATGAGCAGCGCTCCTATCTCGGCCCCTCTGTACTTCTCGACGTCCTTCTCATACTGGCAGTGGGCTAGCGTGATCTTGGAGCCGTTCCAGAACTTAATTTCACCTTTGTTGTGCACGATTTGCACGTGCCCGGCCTCGACCCACTCGTGCAGCAGTGCCGGGAATCCGGTCACGCCGCTCATGTGATTTCGAACCAAATCCTCGCTGAGCCGACGAAAAATGAAGCACTGAAGCCCGGGGATGTCGGCGCACCATGCGATAGCCGCTATACGTAGCAGGTGACTTTTTCCGCCACCGGCCGCGCTCGTCGAAGGTGGGTGGTGCCTCTGCCAAAACTTCTAGCAGAGGCACCACCCACCCCCATAAAGTATCTCCGTAGCTTTCGAAGTGAAAGCTTCTGACTGGCGTTTATGAAGCGACAAATCCATTGCGGGAAGCCTTTTTGGCGTAATTTCCCGCATTGTAGGCTATTCAGACGTGCCGCGCGAACTCCTTGTGCATTTCGTCGCGCTTTGCCTTAGCCGCTGCTCCTGCTTCCTCGCGCGTAGAGAACACCCCGAGATAATGGCTCACGCCTTTGACGCTCACCCGAGCCTGCCACTTGTTTCTGATACGTGACACGCCCTTGAACCCGCTAGTGTTGTCCGAACGCATAGAGGCGTTCTGCGCGTTCTGCCGCGTGGTGTCCAGCCTGAGATTGGAGAAAGCGTTGTTTCCTTGGTTCGTGTCTCGGTGGTCCACTTCTTCATCTGCTGTTGGCCAGTACCCTGTCATGTAGTACCACGCCAGCAAATGAGCCATCCAGCCTCGGTTAAACAAGCCGATGACCGTGTATCCCTCGCTGTTAGTGGACCCTGCAATGTCTCCTGCCTTTACACACCGCGCCGGGCTTACCAGCCAAACGAACACTCCCGTCTGTGGGTTGTAATGCATTAGCTCTTTCAGACGCGCCTGACTGAACCTAGGCTTCTTTGATTTCATTTCCCGATATCCCTATCAGTATCCACTTGAGGAGCGCGGCGGCGAGTGGATAGTTCGCTGTTCGGCCGCTAAACCTAGCCGCGCACAACTACAATAGCACGAAACCGCCTCAGTGGGCGGTTTCGTTGTGACTTAAGTGCTTACTTAAATCTTTCACTCGTACATCTTCTGCCTCAGCAGGTAGCCTTCGAGTTCCCAGACTTTTTCCCGCGCCATCTTCTTCGCTTCGACTGCGCCAATGCCCCAGTCGTGGTTTTCAGCGCTGACCGAGCCGTAGTTGTACCCGAGCAGCTTCGTGCCGTTCACGAGCGTGAGCACGCAGACGGTGATCTGGCTGTCAGGCAGGCGGTGGAACTTCGTGTCGACGATCGCCGCGTCAATATCAGCGGGCGTCAAGCGTGGGGCGGTTTTACCTTTGAGGGCGGCTTCCGTGCGGTCCTCGTCGGACATTGGGGAGTAGACGGCCATGTTCATTTTGTTGGTTCCTGTGGTTGTGGGAGTTCGCCGAACGCGATGTAGCGGGCGAGCGTGTCGACTTCGTCGAGCATGTAGCCGTCGCCCTCATTGAGCAGTTGCAGCGCTAGCTCGCGCGCGGCGCGATCCGGAGCGGTAGGCTCGGTCATTTCGCTGTTTCCTGGGGTTGGATCTTGCCCGTCGTCATGTACGTCTCCAACTTGTCGACGGCGCTCAAGTGGTCATCGATATCGCCCTTGACCGCGCCGATCAGGTGGATGGCGAGGGCGCGGTTTTTGGCGGATTCGTCGATCTGGTTCGTGTCGGCGGATTGTGCTTGGCCTTTTTGGAACGGCATCCATTGGGCGTGGAAATAGACCGGGACCGGGTCATCGTCTTGCAGCAGGGGGACGCTCGCCCGTGCGTGGACCCCGCCGTTCTGGTCGAAGATGCTCAGGTTAACCATGCGGTCGTTCCAGACGCAGGTAATGATGGCGGCCAGCGGTTGGGTCGTGTCGGGCTGCATGACCGGGTCGTGTGCGGTGAAATGGACGATGCGCCCGGGTGTGGGTTTTATCATATGATTGCCTTCTGTAAGTATTGTAAGCCTTGCCAAAGCGCTGGGTGGAGCGCTTCGGCATCGTACACCTAAGATCAGTCCTCGTCTGGGTCTTTTGCAGCGACCTTGGGCGCATCCGGACTCGTGAGCGTCAAATTGAGCACCGGGCCAGTGTTCTCGATCTTGCCGCTGTGCTCGACCTTCTCTTTGAAGAGGCCCAGGTGCTTGCCGACCAGTTCGAGCGCCTTCATGCGATCGAGCGTCTTGATCTCTAAACCGTCTCGGCCGACCTTGGCACCGTCGTAAAGCGCTCGGGCTTGGGCGCTCGCGTTGCGCGTGTCGTGCGCATGTATGTGGCCTTTTCCTTCTCCGTGGCATTCCGGACAGGCAGCGACCGGGGGCTTCGTTGCGTCGTAGCCGTGGCCGCCTGGACCTTCGGGCTTGGGGTAGCCTCGATTCTTGGCCTCAATTTTCGCGCGCTCGAACTCAGCGTCGGTCCACTGGTACATGTAATCTTTGCCGTAGCAGTATCGGCAGCAAACGCGTCGATACTCCACAAGCTCGTTGACATCTGCGCTCGCTATGGCCCATAGTTTCTGGAGAACTTCGTCCTGCGAGATGTGCAGGCGCTGGGCGCGCGCTTCGGTCAGGTAGTCGATGTAGTCCTGGCAGTTCTCGTCTTGCAAATTGCGCAGGCCCGCGATCGACGCCCCGCCCTCGGAGTATCCCGCAGCGATGGCTGCGTTCTTGCGGCTGAGCGTGACCACGTATTCTTCGCAGAATTTGCGCTTTCTCTCGGTCAGCTTCGTGAAATCGTATGGCATAGGTGCCTCCCCGTAAGGCTATTGTAAAGTGACGAAACTTGAAAAACTTGACAAAATTCTCACGCGAGGATACCACGCGCCGCGCCACACGAAAAAGGGGTGTACCGGGGGTGCGCCCAGCCGGTCGACAGTGCGACCGGTCGCGGCACTGCTGGGCGCTTCTCAGGCTGGATTAGAGTTTGCCGATCGCCAAGTAGATCATTCCTTCAAGTGACCCGAACACGGCGACAAGACCAACTACGACGATAGATGCATTGAACAGAAAAGCCTTCATGGTGTTGTTCCGTTTCGTTTGAGTGAGACTATTATTTCATGGTTTATAGCTTTGTGCAAGCGAATTCGCTTTGTGCAGCATTCTTGACCATCATGTCCATTGCGGCTTGTGCCTTGGCTTTCCTCAGTTTGGCTCTGTCATGCTCTATCGGGCTAACCAGCACTGCTATAGCTTTGCGTGCTTCGTCGTACGTCATGCGAGTTCCGTTAGCGTTTCGTACAACAGACTTGCACAGGTTCAGAACAGGCTTGCGATCATCGATGATCGTCTGTTCGTACATAAACAAGAATTCTCGGTCTAGGACACAAAGAACGTACTCAAACGTGAGTGATTCCATGCCTTGCTCGTCTGATTCAGCTTGCAGCAGTCTGTTCGAGTGCTTCCCGTGCTTCAAGGCAGTCTTGTGCGACCTCCAGCGGGTCGGAACGTCGAGCGAACTGCCGACATATGTCGATCCAGGCGGCGACGTGATTGTGTAGATTCCTGTGCGCATTTTCTGTTGACGGGGTAGGCCTTGGTAGTCGAATTTTATACCGAAACAGCCCTGCGCAGCGGTTTTGACCGCTTGTAATGATATCGTAATAAGTTGAAACGTTGATAATCCCTATTACGTCAAATAGGCGCGAATTTGAAAGGACCGTAATGTGCCTATTAATCAACGACTTAGACGCGTTTCGAGTCCTAGCTGTAAGGTTACTCGGTTGACTGACATTACATAGGAACGTTTTACAAAGCGTTTTCGAGTGTCATCCTAGGTTTGCGCAGGCTTACTGCCGTCCTGGTGACGGTGATTGCCTTTGATGATAAGTAGATAGTCTGTTTTGATGAAAGCGCTCCGCAACGGGCGTTTTCTGCGTTCGCGTGTTTTGCTGTTTGAGAATAAACTATAGGCAGTTGACAAGCCTATTGTTTCACCCTAGTTGCGAGACAGGCGAATTAGGGCAAATTATGTTGCGTTTAGTTAGGAATGATCCATGCAAAAAAGTCGCACACAACAAGCGATCGACTTGTTGGAAGCAAACCCTGAAATGTCTCAATACAAGGTTTCCAAGCTTGTAGGACTGTCTCAATCCGGGCTTTGCCGTGCCGTGCGGGTAAAGAAAGCGAAAGACTTGCAACGTGCCGCATTCGAAGCGGGAGGTCACCGTGAGTCGAACTAGGGAAGCAATAAAGCTTTTGAAGGCTAACCCAGGTATGCAGCAACGTGAGGCCGCGCGACGCGTTGGTTTGAGTGACGCCGTCCTAAGCATTGCCTTGAAGCGCCAGCGAGAAAACGCGCCGTACCGTTGCAAGCATTGCGGTATGATCCAAACGTACTTAAAGCAGGCCGCGAAGGGTTAGGGTTTTCACCTACTTGCGGTGAGCTATAAACCGCGTAATAATAGTTTCACTTCAACGGAACACGGGACTGAACAAAATGCGCAAGCTTACCGATAAAATCAAGTACAAAATTGTTGACGGGCACGCGGAGTTGTTCGCAAAACTTCTTACCACAGGGAAGTACGCCAAGTTTGCGACGTGCCACCTGTCGGCCGTAGATCATATCGAAAAGCACGGATTCAAAGCTACTCTGGACTTAGGATGTATTCGATTCGTCTAAACCAAGCCCGCTACATGCGGGCTTAGTCAGTAAGAAAACCATCACGAGGAACAAGATCATGAACAACATTACAGCACGCGACGGCAACACTCAATTCAAGCGCATTAGCAAGGTAGCAGCGCGTAAAGCGTACGACGCTGGTTTGCCTGTCGTGTTTTGCCCGGTCAAGCTTTACCCGTTTGGCGGGTTCCGTCCTTCGTGCATGCTGCAGCGTGATTTTGCTGACGACCTTGAGCGTGCTGAATTCGGTTTGAAAGTGGATTCGTTTAACGATCGCGTTCAAGACTTCGAATGGTGTAACTGCAATTTGAACGAGACGGGCAAGTATGCTGCGTTTTACGTTGCGGTTTAATCGAGATGACCAAAACCATGAAAATCGAGTTCAAGACCAAAGTGCAAACGATGCGCACTGTCGACGACGCGCCGCTTTACGACTACGTTGAAGTGCCTGTCTTCAAGCGCTCACATGTCGACATGGCTGCAGCGCGTAACCATCCAAAATATGGCGGGTACGCGAACAGCGACCTGTTCCTAGGCATGTTGGCGCGCATACGCCGTGACGTTTTGAGCGGCCGCGCTTTCCTTCGATTGTCTGAACTACCTGACAACGTCACGGTCGACGCGTCTGGGTTTCTGGCGCGCGTCACGGTACAGGTCTAAAAATGACCAAAACCGACTACTTCAACCGTGGCGTATCTGACGCCATCGACGGCAACGTGCTGCGCAGAATCGCGTACTTCTGTGACGGCACTTGGCAAGCGCTGGCGTACAAGGCTGGTTACGATTCGATCAAAGGAATGTTTGCGATTTAGGGTTTTCACCTACTTGCACAAAACTATAAACCCTGAAATAATAGACTCACTTCAACGAACAACCTTAAGAGCAAACCACCATGAAAAACTCACTTCCCGCCGTTGCCCTTCTTCTGTCTGACGCCCGTGGCATTTATATCCCGCGCGTTTTTGTCCAAAATTTTGACCTGTCAAAGTGGGAAGGGATCACGCCTGAAAACATCGCAGAATGCAGCGACCCGGACAATACGTCCTATTGGTCTGCTTGGGAAGAGATTCTTCAAGACGCTACTTTCACGGAAAACGGCAACGTCTGGCGTCTATCCCAGGATGGCGACTTGTGGGCGCTTTGTGCTGAACTCATGACGAATGAAGAAAAGGAAAACTTCGGGTTTGATGTTGACGGTGAGCCTATCGATGCAAACGAAGGTTACGATGAAAATGGCATGCAAAAGGGCGCAAAATGACACTCACGCAAACCATCCTGGCTAACGCAGCATTCGTTGCTAATTCTGGCGTTACCGTGACGTGCGATACCGCGTACAGCACAGTCTCGATTGACTCTGTCGACGGCAACGTATTCCTGCAGGATAGCGAAGCAGACACTTTCAATGACGAGGTGGAGAGGCTTTGGAACCTTGCGGGCGACGTTACGATCGAAGATTGTCGCGCGCACATGGCCTATGACTATTTGCATCTTTTGACAGAAGGCTGAAATTTTCGCTTGCGTTAAAGCTATAAACCG